AGCGGGTAGAAGCGACTATATCCCGCCGAGGGAATACGCGCAATGGGGAGAGATACAGCCCATTGACGTAATAACGCCGCCGCCGTTCCCGTTTGCGGCGTTCCCGGCTACATTATCGGCTTTTACTCAAAGCATATCGGAATACACGCAGACCGCGCCGGAAATGGCGGGTGTACTGGTTTTGGGCGCGTTAGGCGCGGTATTTCAAAAGAAATATAACGTGCAGTCCATCAATAAAAATATTGAGCAGTTATCAATATACGCCGTAGCGATAAGCCCGCCGGCGGAACGAAAAAGCGAGGTAATACGGCATATAATATCACCGTTTATAAAGTATCAAAACGCGCATAATTCCGATAATTTAGCCGATATTTCCAAAAGCGAAGCGACGCGCAAAGAGTTAAAAGCGATATTATTCAAAGCTGAAAGCGATATAGACGGTACGGAAGACAAGCGGGAATTGCTTATAAACGCGCAGTTTGAATACGACAGCTTCAAGCCTATATCACCGCTAACCCTCATTGCGGATGATACGACAACCGAAGCGTTAATAACGCTGATGGTAAAAAATGGCGAGCGTATGTTTATAGCCAGCGGCGAAGGCGGCGTATTCAGCAATATGAAAGGGCGTTACCGCAGCGGGGACGATATGGAGATATACTTAAAAGGGCATAGCGGCGATTTTATCAGCGTTCACCGAAAAAGCCGCGAACCGGAAATATTGCAGTCACCGGCTATATCATTGGCGATATGCGTACAGCCGTATATCATTGTGAATATACTGTTAGATGAAGAAAACACCGGCAAGGGCTTGACCGGGCGTATCGTGTTTGCATACCCCGCCGCCAGAGCCGGGACGCGCAAAGCAAAGAGCAAAACGGCGCCGGATAATGAACATTACAACAAAACAATCTTTTACGCGCTGAAAAAGACCGTTGCAATGACGGAAACCAAAACAATCAAGTTGTCAGTTGAAGCGGACGAATACGCCGAAAACTACTTTTACATACCCGAACGGCGCATAGAGGACGGATTGGAAAACGCTATGTCATGGAATGGGAAAGCGTTTGGATTATCAATCAGAATAGCGGCGTTATTCCACGCTTTTCAATGTTGTGAGGACGGGAAAGAACCCGCCGACATTCCTATTTCCCTTGAAGTTATGCAGAACGCGGAAAAGGTAACGGAATGTTTAGCGGTCCACGCCGAAAAGGTATTTGCCGGTGAGGACCAGCGAAACAATGACGCGCTTTATCTATTACGCAGGATAAGACGGTACGGACAGCGGGAAATAGCAAAGCGTAAAATGTGGCGGGGCGTGCAGTCACGGTTTAGGAATATTGAAAAGCTGGACGATATACTACAGTTTTTAGAGGGGCGCGGGTATTTGCGCGTTGAAAGCGTTTCCACAGGCGGCAGACCGGCGGAGATTATCAAAGTCAATCCGGCGGCGTTGGGTGAAAAGCCGGTGCAGTAAAATGTACTGATTTTACAAACGGTAAAAACAGCGTTTTTACAAATGGGCGCGTTTACGGTGCTTTTGGGTACACTCAAAAGATAAATAACCGAAAACGCGCCCATATTCATTTTAAGGAATCCCGAAAAATCAATGTTTTATGGTACAGCCGAAACGAAAAACAGCAGAAATTTAATGTCTAAAGTGACAAAAGCCTTTTTCCTATAAAAAAGGTGTAAACCCGGTGCATAGTACAAGGGTTGATGTACCCGGAATACACCGGAAAACATAGAAAAGGCGTTGCGATTATTTATGAGAAAAGCAAAGCGGACAAAGGATAAACGATAGTAGGACAAAGGGGAAAAACGAATGTATTATAATTCACGCTTTTCACAAAACGGCAAAAACACCGTTTGCATTTTTGGGGAAGCAAACAGGAATAAACATTGATATAACCGCATACTTATCAATAGGACAATTCATTAAAACGCTAGAAATCAGGGAAATAGAGTACACAGGACAAGGGCGAATGTACCGGAAATACCCGGTTTTACAGTAAAAAGGCTTTTGACACTTTAGACACCGCTTTTTTATGTTTCCGTGGCGAGGGGGTGAACGATTGAATTTTTTAACAAGGCTATTCCGGCCGCGAACCGCGCCGCCGCCGGGTATGCGGGTAGAAATCCCGGTATTCAGCGGCTTTTCCCCTTTTTCCGGCGCGGCGTATGATAACGCTATTTTCCGGGGCGCGGTTGATACCATAGCAAAGCATACGGCGAAACTAAAGCCGCGCACAGTACCGGCTATACAGCGGTTAGACCGCATTTTACAGACAGAGCCTAACCCCTATGTAAGTGCATACGATTTACTATACAAGGCGGCAACGGCGTATTTTTGCGATAATAACGCTTTTATCCTCATACACCGGGACGAAAGCGAAAACGTGACCGCGCTTTATAATCTGATACCGGCAAGCGTTGAGTTTTTACAGGGTGATGAAAAAAGCGGCGGGAAACTGTACTGTAAATTTCTTTTCCGGGACGGCGAAAGCGTAATAATGCCGTACAGCGATATTATACACTTGCGGCGGCATTTTGCAAAGAATGAATTGTTAGGAACTGATAACGCCGCGCTATTCCCGGCGTTGGAGACGGCGCACGCGCAAACAGAGGGCATACGGGCGGCAATACAAAACGGTATAACTATCCGGGGATTACTCAAAACGGATATGGTTTTGAGTGACGAAAAACTAAAAGAGGTAAAAACCGCTTTTGTAAACGATTATTTACAAGTCAAAAACAGCGGCGGGGTTGCGGCGTTAGACGCGAGAATGTCATACACGCCGATAAATTCAAACGCCGTAACCATAGACACGGCGCAGTTGACCGCCGTACAAAGTCAAATATACGCATATTTGAATATATCGGCCAAAATGGTCAGCGGGGAATATTCAGAGGATGATTTTGCGGCGTTTTATGAAAGCGTTATAGAACCGTTGGCGTTGCAAATGAGCCTTGAATATACGCGAAAGATATTTACTCCACGGGAGCGGGCATTCGGGCGGGAAATCCTTTTTGGCGGAGAACGGTTAGAGTTTTCGAGCGCAAAAACAAGAATATCATTATTGAGAGAGCTATTGCCATACGGATTATTAACGATAAACGAAAGCCGGACAATACTGTCATTGCCGAAAGTGCCGGACGGTGACAAGCGATTGCAAAGCCTGAACTATGTGAACGCCGCGAAAGCGGACGAATATCAGGAAGTGGAAGGAGAGGAAACCGAAAATGCAGACGCGAATATGTGAAGTGAGGGCGGCAGACAATCCGCTTGTTATCGAGGGTTTAGCGATACCATATGATACACCGGCAGAAATCAACGGCTATACTGAAATTGTCCGGGCGGGCGCGTTGGACGGCGTGAACCTTGAAAATGTACTGCTATTCTGTAACCATAATATGGCAGACGTGCCGTTGGCAAGAAGCCCAAAAACAATGACGTTGACCACAACCGGCGCGGGTTTGGAATTTAGGGCGAACCTGCCCGATACAGAACAGGGGCGCGAGGTTTACACCGCCGTAAAGCGCGGGGATTTAACGAAAATGTCGTTTGCCTTTTCGGTTGCGGAAAACGGCGAAACATTCGAGAACAATACGCGGACGATAACAAAGATAGAGCGGATATTTGAAATCAGCCCGGTAAACTTCCCGGCGTATAATGATACGGCGGTATATGCCCGGAATAAAGAAAATAAAGGGGAGAACGCAATGCAAAACTATAATCCGGTAACAGGCGCGGCGGCGGCGTTTGACAGCGGCGCAAACGGCGCGGACATTATTAAAGGCGCGGATTACAAAAACGCCTTTTTCAAGTCTATGTTAGGGCAGACGCTAACAGCGGCGGAAACCCGCGCATATAACGCCGCGAGAGCCGAAAAACGCGCCGACGTTTTTAATACCCTTACAAATAGCGCGGCGGTTGTGCCCGACAGCACGCTAAACGAAATAATCAGCAAAGCGCGGACAATGGGCGGCTTGTTCGGTGAAATACGGTTGTTTACGATTCCGTCAAATGTTACAATACCGATAGGAACGCCGACCGGCGCGGCGGCGTGGCATGTTGAGGGTATGCCGGTTGACCGTCAAAAGACAGATGTAAACCCGGTTAATTTTGCGGGATATGAACTGTTAAAAGTATTTTCGTTATCGGTTGCGGCGAAGCGTATGAGCGTTGCGGCGTTCGAGCAATACATAACCGAGGAATTGACCGAAAGCATACGCGCCGCGTTAAACGACGCTATCTTAAGCGGTACAGGGACGGGACAGCCGACCGGGTTATTGACCGGCGTAACATGGAACAGTACAAACAGCATTACAACCGATTCATTCAACGCGGACGATATATTAAGCCTCATATCGTTATTAAAGCGCGGGTACAGCAACGGCGCGAAATTCGCAATGTCAAGCCATACGTTATATAACAGGGTGTACAGAACGACAACGACGGACGGCGCGTTTATATTTACCAGAGATAATCAAAACGATACTATTATACGCTTGTTCGGTTTTCCTATTGTTATTGATGATTTTATCCCGGATGATACTATTCTTTTCGGAAATTTCCGATATTACGGCGTGAATATCCCGGAGGGCATAGCGGTAGAGGTATCGCGGGAAAGCGGCTTTACAAGTGGGTTGATTGATTATAGGGCAATGGCGGTTGCGGATGGGAAGCCGCTTGTCGGTGAAGCGTTCGTTAAGCTAACAATTACAACGGAATGAGCGGCGGCGGGATATTCACCATAGACGAAGCGCGGGAAGTATTGCGCATTGACGGTACGGACAATGACGCGCAAATTATGGCGTTAGTTGAAGCGATACCTGCATATTTAGAAATAACGGCGGGTTATAGGGCAAGCGAAAAAACAATAAGGAAAAAAACAAGCATGGAGTATTCGCCGCTTGCAAAGACGGCGGCGCGGTTTATATTGCAGTTATGGTATTATGGAGAAAATAGCGATACCGATAAATTAAAGCGGGTAATTGACAATTTACTAAAAGCGTTATCGTATGACAAAGGCGTTGGCGTATGAACGATAAATTTTACAACAGCCAAAAATGGCGTAAGGTATCAAAGCTATTTCTGAAATCGAAGCATTACATATGTGAGCGTTGCGGCGGCGTGGGGGAAATCGCACACCATAAGATATACCTTGACCGCTGGAATGTGCGAAACCCTGAAATAGCCTTGAATATGAATGACTTAGAGTGTTTATGTTTAGCGTGTCATAACGCCGAACACGGGGAAACGGGAAGCGCGACGGCGGCGGGAATAGGTTTTGACGAGGCGGGAAACGTCATATACTCCCCCCTTATTCCGCCAAAAAAAGACAATGATTGACATCGAGCTAGGAGATTACTTTTCCTCTCCATGATTTTCTGAAACTTTATAATGAGATTGGAGTGACATAGCGTGAGAAAGACCAAAGACCAAATAAGTTTGGAAAACTTAAAAGACCTTATACCCGAGGAAAAACAAACGGCGGCTGAATTTCTCATAGACGAGATAATATTTCTTAAAAAGCCGTTACGGGAGAGCAAAAAGAAACTGGAAACCAACAGCGCGGAGGTACGCAACTATGACGTGCTCTGTAAGCGTTATTCTGCCCTCATAAAGCAGTTGACCGACCTGTTGCCCAAGAAGCCTACACAGAGCGATATAGACGAATTAGCGGCGTTTATAAAGGGGTAAAGACGCATGAGTTATATAGCGGAATATAACGCGCTTATTCAAGCCGGGGAGATACCGGCTTGTAAGCGTCTTTTAAGAGTGTACAGTAATTTGTCGAATAATATAAAAAATCAAAATTTTATCCTTAATGTCAAAAAAAGCGCCCGCGCCGTGGAATTTATAGAAAAGTTTTGCAAGCACTCAAAAGGGGAATGGGCGGGTAAGCCGGTACGGTTAGAATTATTCCAAAAGGCGTTCATAGAAGCGTTATTCGGGGTAATAGACCCGGCTACAGGATTGCGGCGGTTTAGGGAATGTTTCTTTTTAGTGGGGCGTAAAAACGGAAAGTCTACCCTTATGGCGGCAATAGCGTTATACATGATGTTGGCCGACGGGGAGGGCGGCGCGGAAATATACTCCACAGCCACGAAATACGCGCAGGCGGTATTGATATTTGAAGAAGTACATAACATGGTGAAGCAATCCCCACAGCTTAAAAAGCATATCAGGAAGCGCAAAACAGACCTTTATCACGAAGCTACATTTTCAAAAATACAGCCGTTGGCGCGTAATTCGGATACGCTGGACGGATTGAATGCACATCTTGTCATTATGGACGAATTGCACGGCGTTAGAGACAGGAATTTGTATGAGGTTATGAAGCAGTCGCAGGGAACCAGGCGGCAACCCCTTTTGATTATGATAACGACCGCCGGGACGGTCAGAGAGTGCATTTTTGACGATATGTATAAATATGCTTGCGACGTTGCGGACGGCATTATCATAGACGACAGCTTTTTCCCGGTGATATACGAACTTGACAGCCGGGACGAATGGACGAATCCGGCGGCGTGGATGAAAGCTAACCCGGCGTTGGGGGACATAAAGAAAGTCAGCGATATACAATTCAAGGTTGAGAGGGCAAAGAACAATCCCGCCGATTTGAGCGGGATACTGACAAAGGATTTTAATATCAGGGAAACGGCTAAAACGGCGTGGCTTTCATATGAGGATATAAATAACGAGGAAACATTTGATATAGGGCAATTCCGGGGCGCGTTCGCTATCGGCGGCGCGGATTTGAGCATTACAACGGATTTAACTTGCGCGACCGTGCTTGTTATGAAACCGGGGGAAGATAAAAAATATATCAGTCAAATGTATTGGTTGCCGTCAGATAATTTATATGACCGGGTAAAGATAGATAAAATTCCATACGATAAATGGTATGACAGCGGGCTTTTACGGTTGTGTGAGGGTAATTGTATCAATTATTCGGATGTAACGGCATGGTTTATTGAAATGGTGAAAAAGACGGGGTTATCTATAGCATGGGTTTATTATGACAGCTATTCCGCTAAGTATTGGGTACAGGAAATGACCGCCGAGGGGTTTACTATGGAACGGTGCATACAGGGCGCGAAAACTTTATCACTCCCCATGCAGATGTTAGGCGTTGATTTGCAGGGTAAACGGGTTATCTATAACAACAATCCCATTTTGAAATGGTGCTTGACGAATACGGGCGTTTTAACCGACCGTAACGGCAATATTGTGCCGATTAAGAATCAATCCCCAAAGCAGAGGATAGACG